AAGCCTAAATTATCTAAGGAAGAAAGAAAAAAACAAGAGGAATTAAGAAAAAACTTTGAAAATCTAATGAATTATGGATATGATGAAGCGTTAAGAGGTGATAAGAAGGCAGACTAAGGACTGGGAATTATACGAAGCAGGTATTGCTTATAATCAAAATGTGTATGGTGCTGATAAAAACTACTATGATGTTATAGACACTAATATAGCGTTTGCTTCTGGGGACCAATGGAGGGGAGTTCAAGCAGATGGACTACCTAAGCCTGTATTTAACATTATAAAAAGGGTAAAACAGTTTAAAATAGCGTCTTTAAAGGGTGATGCTATCTCTATAACGATACAACCTATGGAATATCGCCCACAAACTAACGATTTAGTAATGCAACAAAAGGTGAAAAACACTGATTTAGCGAATGCTGAGGTAAAAAACATACTAGAAAGCATAAATTTTGATGCTAAAAGTAGAACTTTACTAAGTGATGGGTTTGATACTGGTGATTTTTGCTTACATTGGTACTTTGATATGGATGAACAACCATTTAAGGCGTATAGACCTGAGGTTAGAGGGGTTATAAAGGCCGAAATTATTGACTCAACTAACATTATTTTTGGTAATCCTAACACTAGAGATGTAGAAAAACAACCATATCTTATTTTAATTGGTAGAGATTTAGTAAAAAACTTAAAAGAAGAAGCAAAAAAGAACGGTTCTAAGAATGTAGACCTTATTAAAAGCGACTCAGAGACTACTTACCAAATGGGAGACAATGGAAAACTAGAAAATGACGCTAAAGGATATGAAAAAGCACTATATATTATTAAATATTATAAAGAAAATGGTGTAGTATACGCTAATAAGTGCGTTAGAGACACGTACATCTACGAAAAGAGGAATACAGGTCTAACATATTACCCTGTATGTTTTAACAACTGGGAGGAGGTTAAGGGGTCTTATCACGGACGTGCTGAGACTACTGGAATTATACCTAACCAAATTTCTATTAATAAAATGTTTGCTATGGTAATTTACCATTTAATGCTAACTGCTTTCCCTACTGGGGTATATGATGCTGACCGTATTGAAGGATGGACTAACGAAATAGGGGCTCAAATCCCTGTAACTAACTTACAAGGAGACTCAATTCGTAATATAGCAGGATACTTAGAACCTGCTCAAATGAGTAATCAAATAATTGATGCTATTGAACTTGCTATGCAATACACTAAAGAGACATTAGGAGTTGGAGATGCTTCACTAGGAAACGTAACAATGAACAACGCTACTGCTATCATAGCAATTCAAAAGAGTGCTGCTGTTCCACTTGAAAATGTAAAGGCTGCTTTTTATGAGTTTGTAAAAGATTGTGGAAGAGTTATAATAGATATGATGGCTACTTATTACGGAATAAGACCTGTAGTAATGACTGGGCCAATGAATGAGAGAACTGTTGAAGATTTCGACTTTGGAACATTAAAAGGAATGTGGTTAAACATTAAAACTGATGTAGGAAATGCTTCATACTTCTCTGAAGTTGCTTCTGTTCAAACACTAGACAACTTACTAAATAACGGATTTATTGAATTTGTTGAATATCTAAAGAGAATACCTGATGAAATTATCCCTAATAAGCAAGAACTAATCAATTCAATAGAACAACAAGACCTTTATAAACAAGCACTATATAACTTAATGGGACAATTTATGGATACATTAGACCCTGTAACTAGGGCAAATTTAGTTCAATTAAATCCTGAACAAATGGAAAAGACTGTATTAGAAATGATGGGTGCTTTAGGAGAAGAAGGATATAACGCTATACAAGATATGGAAAACCCTATTCCTACACAAGAAGAGTTATCTAGTACTCTTCAAATGGGAGAACAAGGTGCTGTACCTTTAATGCAACCACAAACTAATGTAGGACGTAATGCTGCTGAAAAAATGGCACAATTACAAGAAATTGGTGGAAACCAATCATAATATACGCTACCTTTGTAGGTAGCATAGAGTAGATATAAAAACAAATCGACAGATGTTCGCTTATTCTTATGAATAAGACTAATAAGGCTGACAGTAGGTTATTAAATTAACTAAAAGGCACATTAGGAGTGCGAGGCTTCTATATATCTATTCTATGGTACTTATAAAAGTACTTGGCCAACCATAGCCAAAGGAGGAAAAAATTAATGGAAGACGTTGTAGAAACTATACCAAGTGAAACAATGGATGACGATTTCTTTGCTGACGTAGATAATGAGGTTATCAAAGAAGAAAGTGAAGAAGAACCATCAGAAGAAGAAACAAATGAGGAAAACGAACCAAGTGAACCTCAAGAAGATAAATCTGATGATGAGGTAGATTTACAACCTTTATTAAAGGCTTTATCTGGAAAGATTAAGTACAATAAAGAAGAAGTAAATGTAGAGTCTATCGAAGATTTAATTACTGGATACCAAAAAGGATTAAATTATGACAAGAAACTACAAGAACTTGAAAATCTACAAAATAGCAAACTAGAAAAGTATGCTAAAGCAAAAGCAGAAGAAATGGGAATTACTGTTGATGAGTATATGGACCAAGTAGAGGCTTATGAAAAAGAACAAGAAAGAGCCAAAGAAAGAGAACGTATCGAAGAAATGGTAAATAATGGAGTACCAGAAGAAACTGCTAAAGAAGTAATTGCTGCTGGGCAAATGAGAAAGAAGTACCAGCAAATGGAAAATGAACTTAAGAGAAGGGAAGAAGCATTAGAGAAAGAAGAAGCAAAAAAGAAAGAATACCAATCTTTCTTAGACAAATTTCCTGATGTTAATCCTGACGATATTCCAAAAGAAGTATTTGAGGAAGCAGAAAACAGTTCATTAACTGAGGCCTATATGAATTGGAAACTAAAAGATTTAGAAAACCAACTAAAGGTCGCTAAAACAAACGAAAAAAATGCGAAAGCATCTGTAGGTGGAGTTACTGAAACAGGACCTACAAACGAAAAATATGAAAAAGACCCATTCTTAGAAGGATTTTTAGATGGGTAATAGAAAGGAATGATTTAAAGGGCAGTAAATTTAGCCGAAAAATACGAAAGAAAAGTAGATGAAGCATTCAAGAAAGCATCATTTACAGCACCATTATCAAATAATGATTATAATTTTGACGGAGTAAACAAAATTAATGTTTACCGTATTCCAACAGTTGCATTAAACAACTATTCAAGAACTGGAACATCTCGTTATGGAAATCCAGATGAGTTACAAGACAATGTAGATACTTATACATTAACTACAGATAAGTCATTTACATTCACTATCGACAAAGGAAATAACCAAGACCAATTAAATGTTAAAGATGCAGGAAGAGCACTTAAGAGAGAAATCGACCAAGTAATCGTACCAGCACAAGACAAACAAGTTCTAAGTGTAATTGGTGCTGCAGCAGTATCTAATAGTAACTATGGAACTGGTGCAATCTCTAAATCTAACGCTTATGAAAAATTCTTAGATGGACAAGAAGCATTAGACAACAAACTTGTACCAACTGATGGTCGTGTTGCAGTAGTTAACACTTCATTCTATAAAGCAATTAAGTTAGACTCATCATTCACTAAAACTGGTGATATGGCTACTAAATTATCTTATAAAGGTTTAGTAGGAGAAATTGATGGAGTACCAGTAATTAAGGTTCCAACTTCTTATATGCCAACTAACTGTGAATTTATTATCACTCACCCAATTTCTACAATTAACCCTAAGAAATTAAGTGATTATAAAATCCATAGAGACCCACCAGGAATTAATGGTAACTTAGTTGAAGGTCGTGTACGTTACGACACATTTGTACTTGAAGGTAAAAAAGACGCTATTTACGCACATTTCACTTCAGTATCAGGATAGAAGTCGAGAGAGTTTATCTCTTGACAAAAGGAGTTCTTATAGAACTCTTTTTTTGAGGAGGTAAAAATATGACAGGGAACAACATATTCACAATAACAATGGCTATGATTGATGAAATGCTAACTAATGGGCAACTAGATGAAACAGCAGTAGCAGAGTATAGAGCAAAAGCACCATCTATACTTACAATGCTTCAAAATGAACTAATTGGTATTGATAATCGTTATCGTAGAAGAGAAGACTACATTTATCCAGTACCTATTGAGACACTAGACCAAGCGTTGCAAGTAGATGATATTAAGGCTTCTACTCTATTAACTAATGGTTTAGCAGCACATTTAATGCTACACGAAGATAAAACTTTAGCAAATTTCTTTGAACAACGCTATGAAGAAATGAAAGGAATGTTCTTGAAACCAACACCAAGAACACCAGAGAAAAGAGAAGACAAATACGACTCAACATTAAGATATTAAGAGGTGATTAAAGGGCACAATTAACTATAAACAAGACAGTGCAACCTGCTGAAGTAAAGCAATTCTTAGGATTGAATATTTCAAATACAGGAGATACTCAAATAAAACTTGGTGAGTCTGGAAATATGGATAATTTCTATATTACTAATGACTATAAATTAAGAAAAATGTATGGTTATAAGACTTTTTATGACTTTGATAAGCCTATTAAAGGGATGTATTCTACCAATTTAG